CCAAACCAAAAGAAACAATATTATTTGCCGCAGCAACTAATGGAGAAGAAAGTGTTTTTTTCATTATCCGTCAACGATATTATAAACCATTCTAGAATAAAGAACTAAGAAATTATCTGTATTTGATGCTGGTAAAAATGGAACTGATGGTCCATTTCCTTGTGCAGGAGGAGGACCACTCGTTCCACCACCACCTCCTGTTTGTTGTTGTCCTCCACCACTCATATCAATAGGAAGATAATTTACTTGTGGTTTAGTTTGTGCTGTTTGAGAAACTGCTGCTGCTCTTTGTGCTACTTGAGTTTGTGCTGTTTTTGCTGCTTCTACTTGTGCTACTTGAGTTTGTGGTGTTGCTGCTACTTGTGCTCCTGGTTTTTGTGCTGCTTGTGCTTGTGTTTGTTCTCCTACAACTCCTGGTTTTTGTGCTGCTTGTGCTTGTGGTGTTGCTTGTGGTGATGGTGTAAATTTTTTAAGTTCTCCTGTCTTGTGTAATTGGTTGTAAGTTAATTGTATATCTTTGGCTCTGGATTGATATTCTGGAGATGATGGTTTATCATAACCCAAAAATCTTTCTCCTCCAAAAAATGCATTTTGGACTTGTTTAAGATCAGTAGATTTTTGTGCTGCTTTGATTGCTGGAGTTGCTTGGTCCTTCTCAGTTTCAGTAAAATATTGTATTTGCAATGCAAGTGCTTTCTTTTGTAGTTGTTTATCGTTTCGTCTTGGATCTTTTGAATTTGTAAAAATTGCTTTTGCATTTGGAATTCCATTTTCTTCCAAATATTTTATCATCTGATCCCCTCTTTCTGCACGAAACTGGAAAGTTCCATATGAAGGGGCTCCTAGATCATTTGGATTATATGCAAAAGGATTTCCTCCAGATTCATGACTTACTTGAGTCAACAACCCCGCAGTAAATTGTTCTGAAAATCCTTTTTGTTGTGCATATTCAATTACTCCCTTTTTTCCACTAGAACTTAAATCTGGTGTAGATCCTGGTGGAGTTTCTCCTGGTGCTGGTCCTGCTGATGGAGCACCTTTTTTTCCCTCTTTTTTTGTTGCACCACCAGAAGAACCAGAAGATTGTTGTTGCTTTGATTTTTGTTTATTAGTTTCAAATAATTTGCTAATTGCATTTGCAAATCTATCAACAATAGAAGAAAATTTATCACCAATATCTCCAGGAATTTCTGGTGATGTTCCTGCTGCTTGTACTTGTGTAGGACTATCAGAAAGTGCATTTACTGCTGCACCACCAGCAGCACCAAGTCCTAATGCTCCTGCACCAAGAGCAAGCATTCTACCCTTACCACCAACTCTTCTCATCATTCTTCCAAGTCCTCTTGGAGCAGATTTCTTTAATCCACCACCAGGAATATCAACATCAAGATTTAATCCTCCACCACCAGAGGGTGAAGCAACAGGAAGATTAGATAATTGTTTTACAATTTTGATTATAACTTGACGAATTAATTTTGCAACCTCAAAACTTTCAGTAAATGATTTCTTAAGTGCTTCTAAATTATCTCTTACCTTATCAATATTTTTTTTATTACCAAAGAATTGTATAAAACCTAAGGAAGTTTTATATACAGTTAAAAATTTACCAAGAATTCCAATTGGTTTTGCATCATCTACTTGCTTTAATCTTTTTTGATAATCAGTAGAAAATCCTTGAAGAGTTTTATTAATTACACTCGTTACATTATTATTAATATTTGTAGATATTGTACTTACAATACTACCTGTTGCTGAAGGTGCTGGTTGAACTCCTGCTCTTTGAAATCCTACAATTTTGTTTGCAGCACTATTAAGAACAGAAGAACCAAGTACAGAACCACCTGAAATAAAGTTCTGTGCTGCTGCTCTATTTGTATTCTGTCTTCCTACTACTTTTTCTGGACTAAGAACAGACCTAACCATTTTGTTGCTGCTGTTGTTTTAATTTTTCTTCTTCAATATGTTGCTGTAAAAGTGCTAAGTAAATATCCCTTTCCCAAGGTATAAGATTTTCAATCTCAGTTAATGAATATTTATGGAACTGCATCAAGGCAAAATTGATTCTAAAATATGACTCTAGTTCCATATGAGCCATACTCAACCGAAAAAAGATGTTAAACCCTCCAACGTCACATCACTTTCAACTTTTGTTTTTGGATTTACAACTTTCACAGTATGAGAAAGTCTAGGCATCGTATCAAAGAAATTTTCAACTTGTTTGAATTGTTGTGTATCTAATGTTTCAATCCAATCAGTCAATTCTTTCTTAGTGCAATCTGCAGCAGACCAACTTTCTTCAGCAGTAAAAACAATATCAATACAAGAAGCAATAATTTCTAATGACTTTTCAATATTTGATGAACTTTGGTCTGAACTAAAATCAAAATTATTTTTAATGAATTGGTCCAATGAGGGATACTTCATTCTTAAAACTAATTCAGCATCAAGATGAATATCTGTTGTATGTTCTGGGTCTTTTTCAACTTGAATTTGGTCAATAAAAACTGTAACTGGAACTTGTGTTTCTTCATCATCACCACAAGTTATAATCAAATCAAGACTTTCGCCAACTGACTTACCACGAACATTTAAGAAAATGTATTCAATATCAAAAGTAGGTAGTTCTTCTACTTTAATTCCTTTTGTTAAAATACAATCTTTTAATACTTGCTTAATTGCATTTGTAATATCTTTTGTACTTTGACTTTCAAGAGCAAGAATCAATATCTTCTCTTCTTTGACTAGAAATGGTCTGTATTTAATTGTTTTTCCGGTTGATGGTAAAACCAATTCATATGTTGGTGTAGAAATCTTAGGTAAAGGCATAATTCATTCAATCACTAAATTTATTTATTTGTCTATGGATTGTATAATCCTCTTTCCAATGTTCCGTAATTTTTTTCCATTACATATCTTATATACTGGAATGTGACTGTTGTTTTTACAATTTGACTTCCCTCATAAGTCAAAGGCATCGCAGTAATATTTGTTGGGAATGCTTCAAGCATTCTATAAGTTAAATGTGGTGGGAATTTTATATTTTTTGGGTCATCACTATTGAAATTTCTTTCAAACTTTGTAATTGATATAATTCTCTTATATTCATCTGGATATCTAAATCGAAAGAAATTTGCTTTTTCTTTTCCTTCATCATTTCCCTGCCCTCTTGGACTTGGTGGTAATATACCAGTACCCGCATATAATGGATTGATATAATTCATCCATTCTTCAAAAAGACGAATTAAATTATATTCACTATCAACATAAAAGGTCATTGTAAATTCTGGGAAAAGTCTTCTTGTTGGAAATCTTTCAATTGTTCCCTGACGACTTCCCATTTCTTCGGTCACATCAAAAGATATTCCAGGAATAACTGCTTCTGCACAATAAAAATCATAAACATAATTTTTTGTTTGATTTCCAGTAATAACATTAGAACTACGCAACCAACTCATCAATCCATTTCCACCAGCATCAACATTCGTCAAATGCAAAGATACTTTAAATTGACTAGTAAGAGATAAATTACCAAAAATATCTCTTGCTGAAGGCAATCCATTTGTTGGAGCACCTTCGGTCATTTTAATATAAAATGGTCCTATTTTTGGATATCCTCTATCTGGAGCGGCCATCTATAAATATCTTAAGTGTTTATACTATGTATGCCCCGTAACGAAGATAGTAAATATAGACAGGGAAAATATAGACCACACAACCCTCAAAAGTATGGAGGAGACCCAACAAATATTGTGTATAGGTCTTCTTATGAATTGAAGTTTATGCAATATTGTGATTTGACTGAAAGTGTGAATTCTTGGAAAAGTGAAGAGTTTTGTATTCCATACCGTTCACCAATTGATAATAAAGTTCATAGATACTTTCCTGACTTTTTTGTAAAGTATAAAGATAAAGATGGAAATACACGAACACTTGTTGTTGAAATCAAACCAGCAAAAGATTTAAAAATGCCTGAAACAAATCCAAAAAGAAGAACAAAGTCTTGGGCTTATTCAGTAAAAATGTGGGTTATCAATCAAGCAAAGTGGGAAGCAGCAAAAGAATGGTGTGCTGATAGAAATTACGAATTCAAGATTTTTACGGAAAAAGAATTGGGGATTAACGTAAAATGATTGCAGACGACATCAAAAAACAAGCAGGCAACAAATATCGTAGTATTGATTGGTGGACGAATTCATTAATGAATGAATTGAGAAACAATCAAAAGAGAGATATTAATGAGGAAGATACTGGATTTATAAAACCAGGAGATTTAGTTTTCTTTTTATATTCCGCAAAGTATCCACAAAAATATGAATACTGGGACAAACACCCTTTATCTTATGTTTTAGAGATTAGTTTTAATGAAGGTTGGTTTCTTGGAGCAAATCTTCATTATCTCAATCCACAATATCGTGGAGGTGTTGCAGAATCCTTTCTAAATAAAGAAGGAACTGTAAATGCACCCAAGAAAACTTTACATAAATACCTCTTCTCTGGAGTAATGACTGAATTCTTTAAAGTGCCTGAAAAAGAATGGAGAGAAGTATCGTTGCTTCCAACAGAGAAATTTGTTGATAAAAGAGGACAACCAGTATTTAAAACCAAAGTTTGGGACGCACCATAGATGGCTTATGAAGTATTAAAAGATGAATATTATACTTCAGGTTTAGGTCCTCTTGGTCCTAGTCCTCTTGGAATTAGATATGATCCAAAAACTGGTGATTATGAATTAAAAGCAAAAAGTGCATTAGGATATGATGCAGGAATTGGACTAGCAATATTTTATAAAAATGGAAGTTGGACGAGTGATGCAATAAGAGACCCAAAATTGTTTGTAGATGGAGATCCAAACAAACCAACAGCACTGGCGCAACAACTGTCGGTAGATATGAGAAAAAAAGTATATGCAGCATATCAAGCAAAAGGAGGTGCTGCTGGTAAGAATGCAGTTAATGTTAGTGCAGCACCTGCAAATCAAAATAGTAAGGCAGGAGTAAATAATAGTTTTCCAGGAACAAATGCAGGAATAGCAACAGCAATACCGGGATTAGGTGTATTAGCAGCAGCACCAGGACAAGGTAATATTTTTGATCCTGCGAATCTCAATTTTGATAGCAAAACCGAAGAAAGAATTTTTAAAGATGGTGGCCTTTTAAAATACCCAATTGATATCTTAGAAAATCAACAAGATACATTACAAATTACAATGTATCGTTATCGTCCACCAACTGGAAACCTATTTCTGCCTTCTCCACCATCAGTTGGAGGAGTTATTGATTCAATCACTGGAACAATTGTTCCTCTTATGCCTAGTCTTGGTATTAACTCACCAGGAGCGGAAATTATGTCAAAGGGGATACAAAGAAATAGTGCTTTAAAAAAAGTTATAGCAACTACCATTTTACCAATTCCTTCTGGTATCCAAGATAATAATGCTATAGGTTGGGGTGATGATAGTATGAATAATATGACAGCAGCAGTTGCTGGTAAAATTTATAGCAATCCAGGGAAAGCAGCAGTAGGACAAGGACTATTAGACTTTGGGTCTGCCGTAGCAGACGCATTCGGAGTTAAGGTAAATACTGATACAATAAAACAGATAAACACAATAGCAGACTCTGTAGGAATTACTAATTTGCCTGCTTTACTGGCTAATCCGCAAACCAAAGCAGCAATAACTTCATTGATAGCAAAAGGTGCTGGATTTGAAATTCCAGCAGAAACTATCTTAGCAAGAGGATTTGGAATTGTTCCAAACTCAAACCTTGAACTATTATTTCAAGGTCCAACACTTCGTCAATTTGGATTTACTTGGCGTATGAGCCCAAGAAGTGCTAAGGAAGCAACAAATGTAAAAAGAATTATTCGTATGTTTAAACAAGGTAGTGCTGCAAGAAAATTAAACTCACAATCTGGTGCTGGTGCTGCTTCTCTTTTTCTTGGAACTCCAAATGTTTTTAAACTTTCATACAAAACAGCAGGTAATGAAGACATATCTGGGTTAAATAAATTTAAGATATGTGCTCTTGTTAATATGAATGTTGTTTATGCTCCTGACGGTCAATGGGCTGCTTATGCTGAAGGACAACCAGTGTCCATACAGCTGTCTTTAAACTTTCAAGAAATTGAACCTGTATATGAAAGTGATTATCAAACAGATATTTTTGGTAATCTTGGTGATAATTATAGTCCAGTCAAAGACGACGACGTAGGATACTAAAATGGGATACTTTAGAGAACTTCCAAATTTCCAATATATTGCGAATTTTCCTAATCAGTCATTCAATACTGATTATGTCTTAACTAAAAATATATTCAAAAGAGCAAAACTAAGAACTGATCTTTCTAATGCTATAAATGTTTTTGAATATTATCAAATCATTGATAATGAAAGACCAGACCAAGTTGCTGCAAAAGTTTATGATAATTCAGATCTTGATTGGGTAATTTTAACAACCAATAATATCACAAATATCAATCAACAATGGCCATTAGATAATAATAGTTTTTATAAGTATCTTATTGATAAGTATGGAAGTGAAGAAGAACTTGGAAAAGTACATCATTATGAGACTGTAGAATTTAAAGATGAATATGGTCGTGTTGTAGTTCCTGGTGGTTTGCAAGTTGATCCAGCAAAAAATATATCTTTTGATACTCCAGAAGGTCAATTTAATAGTTATTATACAAGTGAATTTCCAAATAATAATACTAATTATAGAATTACAATCAACCTAAATCAATTTATTCCAGTTTATAAAGAGAATATAGAAACAGCAAAAGCAATTATAACCAACATAAAAAAAGATTTTTCCACACTAGAAGTTAAAGGAAGACAAAAGAAAATTGATATTGGTATTGTGAATATACTAGACACTTGGCCGAATAGTTGGGGAGGCGAAACAACAGTAAAAGGAAGAAATGAAAATACTAAAATTCAAGTAAATGATATAGTCATTGATAATGATGTAATTCTCAATCCAGACTTATATGAAATTGTCGGAGAGGAAATAAATGGTGAAATTGTTCCTACATTTAAATATAAACTACAAAACTAAATAAAATAAAAACCATATGTCAGATCTAACTCCTATAAATGGTATAAAAATAAAAGTATCAACTGACGTTCAAGAAATTTCTATCACTGATACAAATAATAACAAAATCTCATCTTCTAAAATTAAAGAAGTAAGTAATTATGAATATGAAGTTTTAGAAAATGAAAAGAAAAGAAAAATTCAAATCTTAAAACCAGAATTCTTATCAGTCTTTATGAGTGATATGAAAAATATTATGAAATATGATGAATCTTCACAATACATAGATCAAAATACTAAGCGTGGTTATAATCCAAAAATTACTGGGGTATGAACCCTACAGACAAAAAAATACCCCCGATTTTTTTCGGGGGTAAAATGGATTTAAAAAGTGATTTTGAAATCAGGACTCTGCGAGTTTTTGAAAATAACTCATAGCATCATCTTCATCTTCGTCATCAGGAACAGAAGAACGTACTGAAGTAGTTTCCTTCACTGCAGGTGAAACTTCAATCTCTTCCTCTTCATCAAGAGTCTCGGGATCTTGATACTTAGGAGTTCCTTTGAGACCAAGAGTATAATCAAGACGTTTCTTCAAATCCTCATAAGATTTGAACTCACTTGGAGCAACAAAATCATTCAAGTTGTTGAGTGATTTGTAAATTGTTTCCAGTTCATCATCGTCTTCAAGAAGAGCAGAAGATGGTGCAAACTCTGACTTATCATAGTTCCAATAACCATCCTTCTTCACCAACTTTAGTTTGAAGTTAGCACCCTTCCAAAAATCAAAAGGATTGATTGGTTCTTCATCATCAAACTCAGGTTGCATAGAAGCCATAATCTTATCAAAGATTTTCTTACCAAACTTATAAAGGAACACTTGTCCTTCATTCGCAGGATTTGCAGGATCTTTTACAACATAGATGTTTGCAAAATAAGAAAGTTTGCGTTTTTGCTTACGTGCTTCTTCCTTATCACGATCAGAACCAGAGTTCCAGAGAACACGGTTCTTCTCACATACAGGACAGTTTTGACCCAAAGTAGTGAGACAATTATCAATCAACCAACCACCAGTGCCTTGAAATGCATGAGACCAAACCTGTGCCCAAGGTAGTTCGCAACCTTCGGGAGCAGGAAGAAATCGGATTACTGCAGAACCAGTACCACCCTTATCCATTACAGGTTTCCAAAAACGGTCATCATCTTTAGAACCACTGTCGTTGAGTTTTTCAACTTGTTTGATGAGTTTCTCGGTCAAAGAACCCATCTTAGATTGCTTTTTCAAATCAGCAAAAGACATTCGTATTCTCCGTATTAGTAGTATTTGAAGTATTCTTCGTATTAAGTATAGCAGGTATAAGGTCAGTCGTCAAGGGTATTTTCAAGTTTTTCAATTGTCTCTTCCATCTTCATAAAGAACGTATTGATATTATCTCCTGGTTCTAATCCAAACATTTTAGCAGAATCAAGAATTCGGTTCTTCATTTCTATTGCGTCTGGGTCATCAGATAAAGACATTCTAAAAATAAAAACTTTTTGTTTTTCCAAAAATTGTTTCATTGTTTCAAGATTCTTCCTTTTTTTATCTGAATCAGAAAAAGGAAGTTCTAATAATTCATTGAAGAGTTTATGTTGTAGTTCATCAAGTTCAAACAAAGATTCTCTGACTTGTTCTGAATCAAAAAATCTACTCATAAACAATCTCCTTGAGTATTTCTTTATACTTTGCTACATCAATATTTAGGAAAGGTTGATATTTTTTGATTCTTAAACTGACGGTTTCCCACACTGGGTCTGTTAGTTTCTTATCAAACTTTTTCACATAACCCAATATCATATCAAGTATTACCATAGTCTCCAGACTGATTGCTTTTTGAAAATACTTTTTGAGAATTTCTGGGTGCTGGTTATTTTTTATTTCAAATAATTCTACAAAACTATCTTTGTTTATAAAGACTTCTGCTTCTGTTTTAAATAAGTAAAAAAGACTTTGAGATTTCTTTAACCAATTTGTATAAACTTTTTCTCCATTTTCAATAATTTCACCAATCCATAAAGATTGAGTATCATTACATTCAGCAAAATTTGCTACAAAATATGCTTTGATTTCTTCATCATTCTTCTGTCTAGAAGTTCGTTCAAAGAAATACCTATCCTTTCTCTTATGAAAAGAGTCCAGAGATGCTCTAGACTTTCCACAATACTTAAAGTAATCGTAATTTTCTTTTGTAAAATGATTTTTAAATGCCAAATAATTACAATAAACTTGAAAAGGTGTCACAGAGGCAATTTGGCACGAGTAGTTTTCTTTAAAAAATTTAATTCAGTTGCATTATTTTTAAGTTTCTCTTTCAATGGTTTTGAAACTAATTTTGATATAGTATCAATTTCAATACTATTCTCTTCACAATATGTGACGATTGCATCAATGTAATTCATCTTACATTCTTTCACAAGACTTTCTATTTCTTGAGCAAATTTCTGAGGACATAAAAATTTGCTGTCTATTTCTTCCTTTATTTTATCATTCATATTGCTGAAGTTTATCTCTAACAAATTCTCTAATATATTCGGTGAGTAATTTGATGTACTTTCCTTTGTCGTATTCTTCATAGATTTCACATTCTCCGTTTTCACAGGCCATTATGATTACAAATTTCTTTACCATTATACCAGTCATTTCATATAACATGCAAGCATAAGCAGCACATTGAACGAAATAATGTTCAATCCAGTCTCTTGGTTTTGGTTTCTTAGAAGTCTTAAAGTCAATAACTGCTAATTCATCATTGTATTCTGCAATACAATCAACAGTTCCCGCAATTCCTAAAACTTTGCTATACAAAGAATTTTCAAGTGCGTGAATATTATTTATCTTATTCAAATAAGGTTTTGCAATTCCAAATAACATTTGTGAAATTGGAAGAACATCAGAATTAAATCCTTCATTCTTCAAATACATTTCAGCAAGTGTATGCATATCAGTCCCACGACTGGTTGCTTGCTTTGTAATTTTATTTGCTTCGTCTTCCCCTACCTTCTTTCTCCAATTAGCAAAGAACTGACGGTTCTTGTGACTGGTTACAGAAGTAATGGAGACAAGTCGTAATAACTCATCTCTCTCTGGTACTTTATAGTATCTTACACCATCAATCGTCTCCCTCTCTAATTGAGGGAGATTTAAATCCACATAGTTAAACATTACATTCCAAGTTCAAGTTTTGCAGTAATATATTCTTTCACAAGTCCTGAACGAACAATATCATCAACACCAAATTCTACCAGTTCAAAGGACGGCATTTTTCTTAAAATACTCATAAAATCAACAATACCACTCTTTTCATTTGTCTTTATCAGGTCAGATTGAGTTGCATCACCACAGAAACAAATTCTACTATTTTCACCAACACGAGTGATAATAGAATCCAATTCGTGAAAATTAAGATTTTGCATTTCATCAATAATAATAATTGAATTATCAAGTGTTGTTCCACGAATGAATGATGTACTCCAGAACTTTACAGTTTCTTGAGATTTGAGATTACCATAAAGCATCTCAAAATCAGCATCACTCGGCATCTGGAACATATACTTTACCATATTCTTATAAGGAATTTGATAAAGAGCAGACTTATCATCATGGTCTCCTGGAAGAAAACCAATCTCACGAGTTGCTACAAGAGAACGAACAACATAAATTTGCTCGTATGGTGTTGTCTCATTAAATACATCCTTGAGTGCATTATAAAGAGTGATAAAGGTTTTGCCTGTACCAGCAGCACCATAAGCAACTAAATGCTTACCCTCTTCATATGCCTTAAAAAGTTTTCTTTGATTTTCTGTGAGAGGTTCAACATCAACCAAATATTCACTACTAATTGGTTTCTTTCTCTTTGTTTGCCTAGTTGCTAAACCATCTCCAATTGAGTGGTTATCATTGCTCCTTCTTTTTCTTGCCATAGTTAAATTGGTTTTACGTTTGCACCGGGAACTTTTGAAACTTTACGCAGGACATCATTCCATCCTGGATTTTTACTAACATGTTTGCTTAACAAATCACCAACTTCTCCAACATTCATTTGTGTTGGAATTAATGGTTTAATATTTGGATTTTCCTGAAGAAAAGATTGCTTTTCCGCCATGTACATCCATTTTTCAAAGATTTCACCAGTTTCTGTATTTTCGAATCTATAAGTTGGCATTATTTTTAATAATATGTAAAATTATTTATTCCAATGTAATAGAAGATGCATCTTGACATTCAGGACAATTTTCTCTACTCCAATCAAGAGCAGAAGAAATTGTAGGAAACTGACAGGTAAAGATACAACGAATTGCTTCTGCAATTTCCATGTGCTCTCTCTGCGTCCCGTGAGCACTTCTAAGATCAATGTAATGCATCCAACTACGAAGACTACCAGACATATAAAGACGGGTCTGTGTTGCCTGTGGAAGCACAAAACGAGCACATTCTTTTGCAACACCCTGAGCAAGAAGAAGATTGTAAATATTCAAACTCTCTTCAA